TTCGTGAGTGTAACGAGCAGTGAATGCTTCTTGCGCGTTATCGTACTCAATTGCTGCACCTTCCGCCTTAGTTGGGGCAGAGCCAAAACCAGACAGCTTAGTTTCTTCTTCAAAAGAACGGTCAGAGTTTTCAGTCTCGAAAATCTCTTTGTGCTCTTCGCCATATTTTGCGTACTCTAAACCGAACAGTGCGTTCAGGCCGGGTAGCAATTCTTTTAGTAATTGACTTCTTGAAATAGCCATTAGTTATTTCTCCTATTATGACGTTACATCGCCGTTGGCGAATGCGTGGTATGAATTGTTGAACTTAACGAGGACGTCTGTGAAAGCATCGCCGACAGCAGATTGTCCAGCACGAGTACTAAAACCAACAATCTTAAATCCAGCGGTAGTATCTTTAGAAGATGCGTCAAGAGCCAGAATAGATTTACCAGTAGTAGTATTAACATCATCCGTATCAGGAGTAGATGCAAAGAACGTGTTCTGCCCAAGAGCAGTTTGAGCGACAGTGTTATCGCACTGAGCTTGGAAAGTAACGCCCGGATCAGTTACGACGAACGCAGTAGCGTCAGCAGTGTTAGCAGGGAAGTTCTGTGCAAAGATCAACTGACCTTCGCTGTTTACGTATTCACAACCAACGAATACACCCAAAGCACCGCCATTAGCAACACCAGCAAAATTGTTACCATCGTTAGCGGAACCTGTATCAACCGATAGCTGAACGAAACCATCTTTTAAAATTACGACTGAACCGTAACCGATGTTTACATTGTAACTGGCGGCTTTAATTAAGAAGGAGTCACGAGCGCCCGCGTAGGGAGTCCCGTCAGCCTTCTTTACGGGAACTAGCCCGTATGGAGTAGCTGTAGTAGCCATTATTATATACCTTATAAAATTTTAGTTTAGTTACCCTTTACCAAAGGTAACTTTCGATTTCCTATCATTAAAGATAGGCATTCTCGGATCATTTTCTCGCATCAGATTGTTGTCAACAGATTGAATCTGAGCCGTAGACTGCTGTCTATAGTAGTCATTTCGCTCGTCAACCATCTCTTGAGCTGCCTTACAAAGAATCAGTCCACCAATTACCACGTTGTCTTTAAACCTTTCGTTTTCAATAGCGACAAGTGTGATCTCTGGATGATCTGAAGCCTTTACTGGCTCCCAACCTTCACGAATTTTAGATGAGACGTTAGTAGCATCAACAGTACCTTGCGTGCTTGTACGAATCCAGCGAAATTTATATCCGTCTTGAGGGATTGGAGAAGGCAAAACTTCTGGTCTTTTCCAAGCGGTCTTACGGACAGTCTTCTCACGGGTTGTTACTTCACGATTAACTCTGTTATCAGTCATTATACTTTCCTCATCTCTTCAGCAACCTTTTTGGCGTATAGTTCTAGGGGAACTCCCAACTTCTTGGCGATAGCCACTTGTGTTTGCGTTAATGTGACCTTCTTAGGGGCCGTGCTCCGCGAAGCGGGTGCAACCACACTTGTCTTCCGTCTAGCTTTTGGTACTTCCTCATAAGTGTCTTCAAATTTATCTGGAAACACTTTCTGCATACGAGCATCAATAGTCTCGTAGTATTCATCACTTGTAGGGCTTACACCGTCATTTATTAACTCTTCGTGTACCCCCAAAGCATAGCCAGTCATGGCTTTGTCTGTGTTAAACCAAGAGTTTTCCTCTGCCCAACCTGAGGCGCGGTCATTTCTATTGGCTCTTTGTGGTATTTGTACACTACTTTCTTGGGCTTGTAAAGGTCTAAAATTCTTTACTTTGTCCGCCTTTAAACTCGCTGCATTTAGCTTCTCTTGTGCGTCTAGTAGTTTATCCGCGTCTCCTGCTTCATATGCGTTCTTATATGCACGTTTAGCAGCCATAGTCTCTAAAGCCGCTTGCTTTTTAGCTTGCTCAAGTAAAACGTCTTGGTTCTTACTAACAGTACCTTTGAGGTTTTTGTTCTCATCGACAAGCTGTTGCGCTACACGCTCTAGTTCTTCACGTTCCCGCTCAGCGCTCTCTTTTGCTCGGCGCTCATCATGGTAGCCTTTACTAAAGTGCTTAATACGGTTACGTACTTTCTCAGAGTAATTCTCTAGCTCCTCGTCAGTTACTTCTTCCGGGGGGGCTGACGCCTTACGCTTACGGTCTTTTTTAGGCGTATCGTCAACTACCTCAATACTAATTTCTTCTCCTTTTTTGGGGGCTTTACCTACTACTTCTGCACTGGAACTCTCGATCTCAACTTTATTTCCTACGTCGTCTCCCTCAGGAAACTCAAACTCTACTTTTTCAAAAGCCATAACTTACTCCTTACGCTCGTGATATTTCACGGGGGTCGCTAACGACAGCCTCTACAGAATCATCGTTCATCAAACGATACTCTAGACCATCAACTTTAAATCGCGTGCCAGTATTAGCACGGAACATTACATAATCGCCAGTCTCACACCAAGCGCCAGTAGGGAAGCGTTCTTTATCAGCGTAAGCACCTTTGCCTAACGCCATAACTCTACCCATAACAGACAAGATATGTTCATGGTTTTGATCTTTGGTAGACTTAATAATGCCACTACTACCGTAGGTTTCATCTACCTGCGGTATAGCTATTAAGACCCTGTAGCCCACTGGTCTGGGCAGCTTCTCAAGTAACTCACTATCTACATCACTTATATCAGTCATCGTCATCATCCAAAAAATTACGCGAAAGGTCGTTTACGTAAGATAAGCTGACTTTTAGACCTCGAATCAAGCCAACTACTTCCCGGTAATCGGCGTAGTCTTTCACTGCGCCCCCACCAAGATGTTCTTCTGCTACGGAGATTTGCTCCGTGATTTGTTTATTTAGCACGTCAAAGACGGTAGTCATAGTTATTCCTTAGGTTTTTTACTCGCCTCTAGCTTGACCTTACCTAACTCTAAATCAAGTTTGGTGTTTGCGGTCTTCCTATCGGCGGCTAGTTTTGCGCCCGCTTTCTGAGCGTCGATTTCCAGCTCTTGTTGCTTGAGCTGTAGTTCAGCCTGATCCATCTGGGCGTCGGACTGCTGTGCTTTAGCCTTGAGTTGTAGCTCTTGCATTTTGAATTGCGCATCGGTCTGGTCTTTCTGACCCTTGCGTTGTACTTCTGATTGCTTAATCTGTAGCTCCTGCTGCTGCATCTGGATGATTGGGTCTTGCTGTTTCTGCTGCGCTTGGGCTTGTGCGGCCTGCGCTTTATGCTCTTGCGAAACCTGACCGCCAGCGTTAGCTTGGAGTCTAGATAGTTGAACTTCGATCTCTGGAGGTAACTCTTCGTTTGGCTTAGGCAGCTTGACGCCGAGCTTGTCTTCCAGTTGCTTACGGTATCTAAACCCTATGTGCTCAGCGATATGTGCTTGTAGCGCCGCCATAATTTGCTTTGCTTGTGGGTTCTGTCCGATACCTTGCATAACCATTGGATCTTGCATAAACGCTTGGTGTGTTGCTATATGCGCTTCGTGGTCTTGCTCAATAAACGCTTTAATAGGCGTACCTGATAGTGCGTTCATGTTTTCGCTTACGGGATCAGTCAAGTTAATGTCCTCGTCCGTAGGCACTAGCTTATCTGCGTTCTTAATGCCTAAAACTTCAAGCATCTGGCGGTGCAACTGTGGTAAGTCGTAAATCTGCGGAGCCTTCTCCGCCATCTGTAGGGCTGCCTGATACTGTACAACGCGTTGGGCCATTGTAGAGCTGTTAGGGTCGCTTACAGGGATTACGTCCACCATAGCGTAGTCTGACGCACGCGCTGTTACTTCGCCTCTAGCAGGCTCGTAGGCGTACTCAGAGGGAGCTTCTTCTGCCATGATAGCTTTGAGCATCTTAAACTCTAACTTCATAGCGAAGTGAACTCGGGCTTGTACTGCTGCCATAGGCTTCAGCGTACGCTCTAGTAGCGCCAGCGTAGTGCCCACAGGGGCATTGGCTGACATGTCAGAGATGTTCATATCTGCGATAGCGCCTAATCTACGGCCTTCGTTAGTAATCTTATCCAATAGGGCTAGTAGGGTCTGGCTAGGCTCTTTATAAGGAAGAGTCATAATGTTGTCGCGGATGCTACCTGATGGCACATCTACGTCTTTAAACTCACCCGGCTCGATTGGAGAGTCGTCACCTTTGATACGTAAACCACGGGACTTCAAGCCACCCGGTAGGTTAGAAAGCGTACCAGAGTCCACCAATTGCCGTATAATCGACGTTCCTGCTTTAGCGTACCCACCTATAATGTGAATCAGTCCAAGGCCGTAGAAGCCAAATCCGGGCACATACACGTAGTGTACAAAATGCTGGCGCTTGAGAGTTAGGGGATCTGACTCATCCCAGTTACGGCGGATAGCTAGGATTTCTCCCGTGCCTCGCTCAATAGTAACTACGTAAGGCTTAGCGATGTCGTCTTCTTCAGAGTCGCCAGAACCGTCAATAACTAGGTCAGCATGGATCTCCATAAGGGTATATCGACTGTCGTCTGTTAGAGTGAAGCCGCCGTCTTCTGCTTTAGCCTCTTCGATGTCCGTATGGAACGACACAGGATCACCTAGCTCTATATCTGTATAGAAGCCGCTTACTTGTAACTTACGGATCTCGTTCTTGGTCTTGCGCATTATGTGGCAGACACGTTCGGCAGTCTCGATGTTAGACGCGCCGTATGGCACTATAACGTCTTCTGCGGGGATATAAAGGGCGCACTGCCGTCCCATATTAGGATCGAAGTAAACCTTCTTAAACGCGCTCCCTGCGAGTCCTAGGCTGTATAGCATACGCTCATGCTCAGAGCGGTACTCGACCATACGCTCGGTAAGTTCGTAGTTCATGTCCGCTTTCACGCGCTCTGCGGCCTCTACCTTCTCTTTATTCTCCATACCTAGGATCTTGACCTTAACAGGGCCAGCGGCGGGGAATGTCTCACTCATAGTCTCTGCTTGAAACCGAATAGCTGCTTCCGCTAGTATAGTAGAAGTCACGCCACAAGCGCCTTCCCAAGGAGTAGTACGCTCTTCGGTCTTAAATCCTAGGACATCTAGCCCTTTAACGTAGGCGTCTGCCCAGTCTTTCCGGCTGTCTTGGTCTGCCTCTACAAGCCCTAACAAGTCGCCAGAAAGCTCCTGAAGCTCCTTCTCATCTAAGGATTCAGCTAAATTTTCATCGAACCCACCTTCTCCCATCTCGTTTCCGGGGATGATAGTGATTTCTACAGAACCATCGTCAAGTGTGACCATCTCAGGGTCTACAATCTCAATCTCAAGCTCTTGCTCAATAACTTCGCCTTCTAATTCTTCCTCTATACCCTGCGGAGCGGAGTATAGGCTTTTTTCAATAGCCATTATTTTTACCTTTAGTAATAGCCGCCTCGGTTATGCGACTTAAAATATCGTTCTTCTTCTGGCTCATCGGAGGGTAATCGGATAAATCCGCCCTGACGGAACCTCATTAGTGCCATAACCGTAGTATCCACCAAGTCATCATGGCTCATAAACGGGAATCCAGCGATTTCTTCAATTACTTCTTCGCCCCAGCGTGTAGGGGGTACCCAACATAGTCCAGACTGCACAATATCAGATACTGCGTTTAAACGTGCTAATTTATCTCCAGACCCTCTATGAGGGGTGTATTCTGACACTGGGAGTCCCATACGACGCATTTCTTGGTATAGCGCCACACCAGAACTCTTTTTCTCCACAATAAACGCGTCCGGTTCCCATTCTTCGTACTCTTGGATCGCCATTTCCTTCAGTTCATGGAATTCCATACGCTTTTTTATACTATTTAGCAAGATAATATTATACGCTGAAGTCTCCTCATTAAGAAAGACCCCCCACGTAGTTAATGCTGTAAAGTCAGCTCGGTTGTGTTTTTCGGCGGCGGCATCGAGTGTCATTATAATGTACTCACACATGGGGGCATCGGAAGAGTCCCATATGTTCCACCACTCTCGCTTCACTATAGCGGCTTCTTCGGCAGTGGGCTGTTGTTGGTACTGAGCATTCCACTGGAACACCGGCATAGAGGCTTTGGTACGTTCTAGTGCCTCAAGACCAAAAAACTCGGGCCACAGGGGTTTTTCCGTGATTTTGCCCGCAGTATCCTTTACTTCTAGGATTGCAGGGAACTCTACAACGTCAAATTGGTCAGATTTAGGGTTATTAGCCATATCCTTGACCACACGCCCCGTCAGATCATCCATATGCCATCTAGTCTGGATAATCGCTACACTACCTCCGGGCATAAGTCTAGTACGCGCACCGAACGTATACCACTCGTATGCCTTCTCAAACACGATAAAGTTGCCATTAATCACGTCCTGCTCCGAATGTGGGTCATCTACAAGCAATAAGTGGGCACCACGGCCCGCTAGTGCCGAACCAACACCACATGCGTAATACTCGCCTCCAGCGCTAGTATTCCACCTACCCGCCGACTTAGAGTCCTTTGCGAGGGCTACAGTAGGGAAAATAGCCTTAAAAGAGGGGTCAGAGATCAAATTTCGTACTTTTCGACCGAAATCTACCGCTAGATCGGTCGTATGCGACACCATCATCACCTTCTTATCGGGATTACGGCCTAGGTACCATGCAGGGAAAAAGATGGATACAAGCTGCGATTTACCGTGTCTAGGGGGTATATTTACGCAAACACGGTCTTTATCGCCCCTTTCTATCCCCATTAGCATATCTGCTAGTATTCGGTGATGCTTACCAACAATAAAGTCGGGCATCATATGCTGACAAAAGGCGATTAAATCGTCATATGCGGCCTTTATGTCGGCTTTATCCCCAATTGCGTCCACTAATTTGTGTATTTCGACCACTTCTTCATCAGAAAACGAGTCTATGTTGTCCAACATGTGCTGGATCTCGCTTTCAGTGAAATCAGGTACCACATTAGGCATTTATAGTGTATCCATACTCAGTCATCGTCAAATAGCCCCATCTCAGCGTCTACATCTATAACTTCCCCTGAAAATTCTATTACATCCGCAGATTCGGCGGTTTCTAGGGGGATCGGTTGTGGGTTTACTAGTTTTTCGAGCTTTTGGCGTAGTTTTTGCTTCAGTTCATCGCTAGTCTGATGGGTAACTGTCACTTCTGTCTTCTCTGCAAACAGTCCTACGTCCGAAATCTTACCTAAAAGCTCTAGCGCACGCAGTCTTACCTTCGGATCAGGGTTCTCCGTCTCCAAAAGTAGCTTGTTCGTGACTAGATGGCGTACATGTGTTGCAGACTTCACAACACTCTGGCCAAATTCTTTTAATATGTTGTTTGTAAGTACTAAAGAGGCCGGTGTTAGGGTGGCTACTCTGTTTTCCGTCACCTTGTCGGCGGTCTTTTCGGGGTCGTTAGCGTACGCAACCGTTATTTTGGCTGCTATGTCTTGGTCTTCTTTAGTTGGCTCTAGGTCTAAGCCATATTGCTCCAGCTCTTCGGCTGTAGCTGCTGCCGCTGCGATGCGTTTTTGCGCATTCATACGGGATTTCTTCGCAGGAACTGGGATACCCAGCTCGGGTTCTACTTGTATCGTCATATTGTAATCGCAGGTTGTTAAACCGGAGGTGTCTTTATATCAGCACGTTGAGGGGTGTGTCAAGCGGTATACATAGAGGTATACCATTTATGGTATATAGTACATATATATGTATCATTTCCGCTCATATCTGATTGAGAATATAATGCACATACAGAGCGAAAGAAGTATAATGCCGCTCCATTTTTAGCCTAACTATAATCTACTGGAGTAACCCGTGTTCATTTGGCCCACCATTTTCGTCTTATCTGCCTGTGCAGTCGTCCTACTTGGCCTTATCGCCATTGTCTTGGAGGAACCCTTTAAGTAACTCAATACC